CTGCACTATACAAAAAACGTGGCACATTAGCTGATAAAATAGAGAAAATTAGACTAGAAGCTAGTGCAAAGGGCAAAGGAGGCGATATTCCTGAAGGACCATTCCAAAGATCAGAAGATTACGGTTCATTTGTCATGAAATACTTACTTCGCCTTGCAAAAGAAGGAAATTATGATGGTGTGGCAGTTTCAACAGGAAATATTAAAAATAGACGTGGATATGGATCAGAAGATCAACAAAAAGGACATTATGGGTTTTATGACAAGATAATGCAGAAAGTTATGAAAAAAATTGCAAAGAACGCGGATCTAGAGTATAATAGAACTGTTATTAATGATGGGGCTGTAAACTGGGGTAATGTTCCAATATTAATATTAAAAGAGATTGATAAAGTTATGAAAGGACTACCATCATTCAGAGAAGGTGGCCTTAACAGAGAAAATTTTGTGGACGTAGTTCCACTGCTATAAGGGGAGATAATGGCAAAGAAAAATCCAAATAATAATGTAGAAAAGGCTATTGAAGCACTTCAATTAGGAATGGAAATGGGCGAAGAAACAGTCGTTGAAATTCCTGATGAAAAAGATGTTACATTTGAACCAGATATGGAAATTACAGAATTAGCTGATGGTGGTGCAGAGATTGGTCCTGCAGGAGATGCTCCTATTGATCAATCACAAATACCATTTGATGCAAACTTAGCAGAATACATTGACGATATAGAATTAGGTAGGTTAGCAAATGACCTACTTGCTGATTTCGAAGCGGATAAAGATTCAAGGAAAGATTGGGAAGATACCTATATCAAAGGCCTTGATATGTTAGGATTCAAATATGAAGACCGAACACAACCCTTCGAAGGTGCATCAGGGGTCGTACATCCTTTATTAGCTGAATCTGTTACGCAGTTTCAAGCACAAGCATATAAGGAACTTCTCCCCCCAAGCGGCCCCGTACGCACACAAGTTTTAGGTCAATCTACACCGGAAATAGAAGATCAGGCAGATCGTGTAAAAGAATACATGAACTATCAGATTACACATATAATGAAAGAATACGATCCAGAAATGGACCAAATGTTATTTTATTTACCATTATCCGGCTCAGCATTTAAAAAAGTTTATTGGGATTCAATCTTAAAAAGAACAGTTTCTAAATTTGTATCAAGTGAAGATCTTGTTATAAATTATATGGCAACAGATTTAGAACAAGCATCACGTATTACACATTGTATTAAGATGTCTGGAAATGAAGTTAAGAAATTACAAGTTTCTAGATTTTATTTAGATGTACCAATTTCAACAGGTCATGTAGATTTAAATAGCGATGTAAATGATAAAATTGACGAGCTCCAAGGAACTGATTCAACTAGTGGTAATGACGATGATGAACATATAATTTTAGAAATGCATTTGGATGCAGACATCCCAGGATTCGAAGATCAAAGCGGAATTAAACTTCCATACATTGTTACGATGGATAAGTATTCTTCAAAAATTTTATCTATACGAAGAAACTGGAATCAAGGAGATAAAGATTTTAAAAAGATTCCTTATTTTGTACACTTTAAATTCCTCCCAGGCCTAGGCTTTTATGGCTTTGGTCTAATACATATGCTAGGTGGGTTATCAAGAACTGCAACAAGTGTTTTGCGGCAGTTAATTGATGCAGGTACTCTTGCTAACTTACCAGCAGGTTTTAAAGCACGTGGTATGCGTATACGTGACCACGATGAACCTTTACAACCAGGAGAGTTTAGGGATGTAGATGTAACAGGGACCTCTATTAAAGAATCACTATTACCTCTTCCTTACAAAGAACCATCACAAGTATTATTTGCATTATTAGGATTTTCTGTTGATGCAGGTAAATCATTTGCAGCAATTGCAGATATGAAGATGGGTGAAGGTAATGAACAGAATCCAGTTGGAACAACACTTGCATTATTAGAACGTGGCACAAAAGTTATGAGTGCAATACATAAAAGATTATATTGTTCACAACGTGATGAATTTAATCTTCTTGCACGTTGCTTTAAAATGTACACACCACAAGAATATCCTTACCAAGTAGTTGGTGGAGATAGAATGATTAAACAATCAGATTTTGATGATCGTGTTGATGTTCTTCCTGTAGCTGATCCAAATATATTTTCAATGGCACAACGTGTTACATTGGCACAGCAACAATTACAATTAGCATCAGCAGCACCACAATTACATAATTTGCGTGAAGCATATAGAAGAATGTATATGGCGATGGGTGTGGATAATGTGGATGCAATATTAAAACCAGATCCAGAGTTACCACAACCAATGGGTCCAGCAACAGAAAATGCAGCAGCAATGCGTGGCCAAGAACCAAAAGTATTTCCAATGCAGGATCATCAAGCACATATTCAAGCACATGCTGAATATATGTTTACACGTATGGTTCAAATTAATCCTCAGTTATATGCAATGTTACAAGCACATGTATCTGATCACGTTGCAACAATGGCAGGACAGCAAATAGAACAAGAGTATAAACCACAGTTTGATAAGTTACAGCAAGCACAACAAGCTCAACAAAATCCACAAGCTCAACAGCAAATACAACAGCAAATGGATCAATTAACAAATGAAGCAGCGGCAAAACAAGCTCAAATAGAAGCGCAGATGACACAACAATTAGCTCAAGATGAAGAAGCACGTATGAGCCGCGAACAACAAGATCCACTAATTAAACTTAAACAACAAGAGATTGATCTTAAAGCAATGGAGACAACAGCTAGATTGCAGAAAGATATGATGACAGATGCAGAAAAAATGGATCTTGAAAGAGATAAACTTGAATCTCAGACAAGTATTGATATAATGAAACTTTCTGCTGATATGGATAAAGCTAAAACAGCAGAAGCTAATAGTATGCTTAAGGAAAATATAACAACAGCACGTGAAGCGATGAAGTCGAATTCACAGGAACGAATAGCAAGATCAAACGCAAGGAGTAAAGCTAATGGATCAAAAAATACAAAAAATTAGTAGTGTAATGCAAAAAGCTGAACTTCTTATTCAAGAAGAGCTTGCGGATTCACCAGAAGATGCAGTTCTTATTGCATCTGGTCTATTAGCTGTTACAAGAAACTTATATGTACAAACTTTAGGAATAGACGGTGCTGTAAAAATGTTTGAAGCAGTTGCAGATAGTTTTGTTATAACTGAACAGTTTTTAGAACAAATTAAACCAACACTACATTAAGGAGAAAAGTATGCCAGAATTTCAAGGTAAAAAATATCCCTATACTTCTACTGGGTATAGGAGTATGATGCGCGACCAGAAAAAAGTTGGTGCTCAAAATCTTAAAAAAGGTGGAAAGCGTAAACTTAATAAAGGTGGCAAATTAACAAAGAAAAAATAGGAGGTAAACATGAATTTATTAAAAGATTTATGGGGACATCTAAAAGAATGGAATGAGTGGAAAATGAAGGACTGGATAAAGGCCGGAATTGTAGCAATCATTGTTCTTATTGTCCTTAAAGTTATAATAGTTCCAGGTGCATAATGGTATTATCATACGACACATCTGATGATAGGTTTGGAGCTTATGCAAAAAGGCAGCAACAAGCTGCTTTAGATAAATATCAAGCACCCGCAAAAACTTGGGATAAATTGCAAAATTTACACAACCAAGCTGTTGCGGGGCAGCTTGATGATGCTGGTATAAAAGATTTAAAAGCTACAAGAAGAATATGGAATCGTGAACATAAAAACACGCCTGTAGGAATTATGGCATCAAGTGTTAATCTTGATCAAAATCCTTTTGGTGCACAAGATTTATATCATGATATGAGTGCACAGTTATTTTTTGATCAACCAAAAACATACGATACAATGTATCCTTATAGCCCAAGTAGAATGTCTCAAAACTTTGGAAAAGCTATAGAAAACACTTTAAGTGCTCAAATTATTAGAGGTATGTTTGGACTGGGTGATAGAGAAACGCCTATTCCTGAAAATGTTCTTAGGATGCGAAAAAGATTTCCTGGAATTATAAATGAAGTTGTTCCTCCAAGTGGAATAGCGCCATTAATTCCAGAACATATACGAACAAAAACAATATTTGATTTAGCAAATGAAAACGAAGGAATTTTTGATGGAGGAAGAGGAGATCTTTCACCTGATTTTGATTATGAAGAAGATAGAGAAGAACGTGAACTATCTAAAAAAATATCGTTTTTACAATCAATTTATCCTAATTTGTCTCTTAATAATGTTTATCCTGAGTTAATAGATCAACTTTATGAAAAAGCATTACGGGATAGCGAAACAGTACCAGAAATAAGCGCAGCAAATACACAAGATGAAATAAACGCTCTTAGGGGACAAATTATGTCTAATCCTGGTACCACAACGTTTGGAGACATATCTCAACTTTACGACATAGATGCTAATGTCTTTGATCCAGAAGGTTATTTAACAGAACAAATGGAACAAGGAAATATGCCTAATATAATAACAGGAATTGATGAGTCTATTGAGATTCCAGCAATAAATGAAAAACAAATTATAGATGATGCTGTAGAAAAAAATCCATGGCTTTTAAGAATAATGGGCGAGGATTATAAGGGTATTAGAGCATATCTTTGGGAGTTAGGAGTTCTTAACCCTAATTCTGATATGTATAAAAAAACAAGTCAATTAGAGATTCCTGAATAATGCCAGGCGGATACGGGACAGACGAAAGCTTACCTTGGGGTTCCTCAGGAACCAGTTATACTTCTACTGGTCAGACTTCAGGAGCAGCAGGTGGACCACCTCCAGGAAGTGGAAATAATCAGAATCAAAATAATCAAAATAATAATTATAACGCTCATAAACAATTAGCAGACAGTTTAAAAGCTGCTGGGGCAGTGACATCTGGAGCATTAAGTGGAACAGCGTTATGGCAACAGGAAGGACTACCAGAAAATGTTTATCACAGTACTTTTCAACAAGGACAACAAGCACATTCACCGACTGGATATGTTCATATAGACCCTAATTTAAATCCTGGCGTTCCTAAAGCATTAGGAAGAGACGAAGAGGGTAATATAGTATGGTCACAAGCAGCTAAAACTTGGGATCCATATAATCAAAGATGGGTGAGAAGCACTTACATGCCATGGAATCCACATGCAAATACACATCACGGTGGTGGACCAGGTGGATCAGGAAATCAATATGGTTATGGTTATGGATATGGCCATGGTTCAGGTGGTGGAGGTGTAGGCTCTATGGCAGGAAGACACCCACGAGATTTTTATGAAGGATTAAAATACCAGGATTTTTCTGGAAAAGAGGTACAAAAAATGTTAGCAATGGATCAAAAGATTGAAGCAGCTAATATATTAAGTGGATTATCGCAAGGTGCACAAGCATTCGCGATGGATCCAAAAGCACGCGGAATTATGGCCGTTTTAACTGCATAGGAGATATATGTTAAATTTATTAATTAAACCATTATTAGGCGTTGCAGGACAAGCAGTTTCTGGCTTCGTAGAGACAAAGAAAGCGAAGGCTCAATTGAAATTGACAGAAGTTCAAGCAGCAACTAAATTGAAGCAAGACCAGATCGCCGGTAAAGTGGCGTGGGAAGCATCAGCCGTTGACCAAATGAAAGGGTCGTGGAAAGACGAACTAATTTTAATTTGCCTTTTGGGGCCTGCAGTTTTAGTATTTTTTCCAGGAATGACACATCATATTGAGGCTGGGTT